CCCAATGACCTCAAAATTATCCGAACGGATATACTCCTCAGTCGTCAGCTTAGATAAGCTAAACGCTTTGTCGTAATAAGTTTCAAAGTCAATCGTAATGATGTTCACTTCTCTTGTGCCTTTCTTATTGGATAACTTGTGCAAGCCAAAGTATCGTGTTCCATTGTTAACCAATCAATAATATTTTTAAGAGCCTGTTGTTTAGCATCAATTTCAGTTAGCCACTTTTCTTTTTTCAACGCTTCTATTTCAGCTTGTTGCTGGCGTACAAAGTCGGCAGCTTTTTTAAATTCAATGTCGCCCAGTATGACAAGGTATTTATCGCCAATCGTGTCCAGTGCGTCAGCTAGTTCATTTGCATTCATTTCTCTTGTGCCTTTCTTAGTATTGCTCTAGCAAATGGAAAAATTACTTTATCACCAAGCCATACCAATCTTTGCTCTTCGCTGACTTGTTCAATAATTTCAAGTATTTCTTCATCTGTTACATCTATTGGTCGTTCATAAAGCGGAATAACTTTTTTAGCCTCTACTGGTTCATTGAACTGCAATGACATATTTTCCATGCCATCAGGACATTCTTTACTGACTACCGCATAAGCAAAAGGTGGGGTACTTTCCAACGATGTTCGAGCATCTTGAATCTGCCTAGTGTTCAGTTCTTCAGGATTTCCCCCATTGTTCTTTGCTGGATGGGTGTAGAGTGGAATATCGGTATCAAATTGCTTATGCTTTGTTACGCTGGTAGATACAGTCATATCCAATTCTCTAGGGTCTATCCATGCTACTGGTTCATTGTTCATTTCTCTTGTGCCTCCTCTTGACACCAATATAGTGGGTCTTCAATATCGACAGGTACATCTCGCCATTCATGTTCGGTTGTTTGATTCCATCGCTCACCATCAAATACCCTTTTACCCCACGCCTGCTGAAGAACTTTAGTCCCATTGGATAGTGTTTTTAAGCGAATGGGAATAAGTGGTTGCCATACTGGTTTCATTTCTCTTGTTCCTTCCATGCTTTCCATTCTTCGTATTCAATCCATCTATCGACAGAATTTTTTTGTCCTGTTATAAAACCCAATAAAATGCACAATAAACATATTGCAAATAAAGCAAAATAAGGTAATGTAATCATTTCTCTTGCGCCTTTTTTAGTATTGCTCTGCCCAATTCAACAGGAAAGTTTCTCCAACCACCATCGGATTTTTTAGATTCTGTTAAAGCAAAGTCTTGCTCCACAGTTCTATACACTTCCTCTATTTCCTCATCTGTTAGTGTCTTTAATTGTGGTGAGCAAGTGTGAATAGAATCGCCTGTAACTCTTTGCCCACAATCTAAACAAACAGTCCACGCTACTGGTTCATTGTTCATTTAATTAGCCCTGTTACTAATCCAACAGAAATGATTAAAAAACTAACGCCCAAACAAATTACACCTATTCCAAAACAGTAATCTACAAAATCATTCATTTCTCTTGTGCCTTTCTTAGTAAGTACCCAAAACAAAAAGATAAAATAAACCAAACCGCTAAAGTAATCATTTCTCTTGTGCCTTTCTTAGTATTGCTCTAGCAAATTCTCGTCTACCAGCATAGGTGTCAATAAGATTTGAAACTTTATCACCTACTGCATCTATTTCCTCATCTGTTAGTGTCAATTCAGGCTTTTCTTGCCATATAGGTTTAAATCCAGCCAAATCAAAAGAACACTCCAATGTTTGATTGGGTTTATATGTTTTCAATGCTTCTATTTCTGCTTGTTGCTGGCGTAGCATAGCGGCTAACTCTTTTCTGTCAATGTTTTCGCCGCCAGTTTCAATGTAATCAGCTAGTTCTAATGCGTTCATTTCTCTTGTGCCTTTCTTAATTTGTTATATATGTAGCTTCTTTGCCAATAAAACTAGGCATTTCACTTTTAATTGCCATTTCAACCATATCGTCTGCAATCTCCAAAGCAATGCCGTAACCTTCTGTTGTCATAGTAATTTTGTCAGTATCGTCAACCTCAATAAGAATTGTGGCTTTCATTTATCTTGTGCTTTTCTTAGTATTGCTTGCATTAAATATTTAGCTATAAGTTGAGCAACATCTATTAATTGATAGTCACTTCCATTTAAGTCATTTAATGCTCTTGTTGTTTCAATGTCTATTTCCTCATCTGTTAGTGTCTTTGCTGGCGGTTTAAATCCAGCCAAATCAAAAGAACATTCCAATGTTTGATTGGGTTTATATTCATTAGCGTTCATCAGCAACGACCATCCATATCAAGCTCTTCTTTTTTCTTCTTACGCTTCTTAGTTATGACTTCTTTAAATTCTTCGGGTCTAGTCTTGTACGTCTCTAAACCTTCTTTAATCATAGCAACTAAGCCCCACTGCACAAGACACTCTAGCCCTTCTTTATCAAACTTGACTTGAGCATCTGCCGAGCCGTCTTTGTTTTCTTTAACTATCTTTAATTCTATCTTCATACTTCCTCCGTTGCTTTAGCAACTTGGGTAGTTATTTCTAATACATACTTAATATCACTTGGGGTCAACTGCCCCAATAACTGTATGATTTTCATTACGGCAACATCGTTGTCTAGTGTTCGTGGGGGTACTAAAGTTTCAATCATTTACAACTCCACATAGTTAAACTCGTTTGTCGGAACATCAAAGAACATTTCCCCTGATGCAACTTTTACATTTCTTACTTCTCGCAACGGATACTGCTTTATAAACTTCGTTTCTATCCAATACGCATGTTTCATATCTTTAGTCAGCGCAAAGAATAAAGTGTTGTCTCCAAAGAACTTTTCTTTTCTTTCGGGCACATGGATGGTTGGGTAGGGGCAGTTCGGACTCCATTGCCTAACTTCAACTTCAATCGACCCAATCTGTTTATCGCCGTTCATCACAAGCAAGTCCACACCATACTGATCGTCGTTAGGGATAACTTCCACATCACACTTCTCCCAAACAAATTTAGCTACCGCCTCTTTAGCGGGTTCGTCATACTTGTCATGTATGTCTTGCTCGAATGGTTTGCGATAGTGCCAATTCATTTTGGTTCATCTTTCACTGCTACCCATTTATATTCAACTCTACTGCCGTCTTTTTTTATAGGAACTGTCGTAAATGGATTAAAGTCTTCTTCGTCTTCCTTTGAACCCATAAGTTCTTTCATTACTTGGGCAGTAAACTGTTCTTGACGCATAGCATCAAACGCTTCTGCAAAAGCATGTATATCCTCGGGGTTTAAATTTTTTTCGTATTTGTCTATCAATACTTCCCACTTATTTTTTCCTTGCGTGCGTAGGTTACTGTAATCAGGTTGAAATTCTTCAGGGTGAGTTTTCATTCGTTCAAGAATTATTTTCATGCCATCATTCATTTAAAAGCCCCCTATAACTGGTGTTGATGGGAATAACAAAAAGGTTGGTAATAAAGGCGGATAGCCTTCATCTTTCTTTTCGGGTTGCATTACTTGGCTTGGCAACTGTGGAGTAGCATATAAAACAGGTCTACCTTTGTCGTCTGTGTATGCAGTTATGCCACCGCCGACTGGTTGGTTATATCCAACTGGTTTGCCTTTGTCGTCTATGTAAGTAGTCTGTGCCACAGATTCTCCAATACAGAACGCCGCCAGCAACAATAAGTATTTCATACCTATTCCCCAATAAATTTAGACAACTCTTCAAACTTAGCGCCTCTGACCAACTCTTTACTACGACCATCAATTTGATGAATCTTTAAAATCTTTTTGTCAAGCAAAGCTTTGATGTGCTTTCTTGTAGTAACTTGCGTGGTTCGCCAAAAGCCTTCGCAAATTTTCATGATAGTAGCCTCGCCTTCTTGCGTTAGCACAAAGTCCAACACCAGCAAAGTCATGGGGTTCAATCCGTATTTATCCTGAACCGCTTTAATTCTGTTTACAAATCGTTCTAGTTTCACTCTTCTCTCCTTAATGCGTAGTGAGCAACATGCCCTGTTCTATATTTAATATAAATTGTGTTGTCCCGCTTCAACTCAGCTATATACCATTTGGTCTGACCTTCGCTTAACCTAAGCAACTTCATCATGCCCTTTATCGTAAGCGCATACCTTTCGCCCATTATGCGAATCAAACGCTTCTTTGTTCCATCACTCGGCTTCGATCTTTCCATTTGGTTCCTCGTCGCATCTTTCAATCAAAGCCGCATATCCACAAATATCTATTAAATTGTCTTTATGGTCGGGGTCATTGGCAAAGCGTGCAACTTTAACTAACATCATTAAAGCGGCAACATCTTTAGCGTTGAGTTCTCTGTTGTTTGTATTTTTTGTATATGCGTTCCACATGGTCGCAATAGTCCCTAAGTTCTTACTCGGGTGTCCGTAAGTCTTCTCCCTGTCCCCATAGATTATGTTGTGGGCTTCCTTGAGAATCGTCATTTGTTTTCCTTTTCTTACCAAAAATTGTTTCAAAGTTTTTATCGAATACTTCCATCGGCACACCTAAAGGTCTTGGCGCATCACCTTTTCCACCATCACGCTCGCTCATCATTGCTCCTTAATAAATCGTAAATAATTCCAGCTTGAGGTAAGCTTATTTTGAGTAGCATCTTTAAATGTTCTATCCCATGTTCATTGACCGCAACGGCAATACCACCTGTGTTCATGATGGTTGCGAGATTCTTCTCTTGTAGCGCAGTAAGTTTGCCTTTGCCCGCCTTACACTCAATACCAATAAAGCGTCCAGCAAGGCAAGCAACAATATCAGGAACCCCACTGGCGCCATAGCCACTAGCAACAGGATAAAAGTGATACGCTCCCACAGCTTTAAGGGCTTTGACCACTTCATTTTTGACTTTCTTCTCGGGTGTCATCGGCACTCTTTCTCAACTTATATAGTTCGTTATATTCTTTTGGATTCAGATAAATCGTATACATACCGCCAAATAACTTTCTACCTATGCCCATGATTACGGCTTGGTAAACATCCATTACTTTGAGGAGTGCAATGCGTTCATGCACAAAGAGGGGCATGTGGTCATAGCCCAAAAAGGTAGCTTCACAACTGCTATTATTGTTCAGCATTGCGTATTGAATCTTCCCTGTTTCATCAACATTAACACCAAGCGTATAATTTTTTCTTGTCATTTTTATTTCCTACTTTACCCATAATATATAGCACATTCATAAAAACATCAAGGGGTTTGTAGAAAATTTTATTGGGATAAACCCTCAATCCAAAACTCTTTATCGCTGGCTTTGAATCCGACATGAGGAACCATCTTGCCGGCATCCATCATGCGTAACATACCAACTTGTTCCTGTATGTAGGTAGGGGACTTGTCAATGGATTCATATATCTGCACCCCGCTATCCTTGCTTGGTGCATTGGGTAGGGTTGTGATTGTAACGGAATCATCATTACAGATAAATACATGGATACGGCTAAACTTCTTGTTGCGTATTTCTTTATACGATTGGTATGCTTCAACACCTTTGTCATATACATTTTTAAACCTTTCTGTCTGTGGTTGAACCCCGATTGCTTTTAATCTACAAACTTCTTCTAATATATCGTCGAAGTCTATATTGTTTACTGTGCGTCTAACATTCCTATACATGTCCGACTGCCACGCATCAAATGCTTGGTCTGCTTGTTTCAGGGTTCTATTGGCAATCTCTTGGGCAGTAAATGGCTTGACATATTCTTTCATATACTTAAACAACTTCTTGGGGTCGCTAGTTCTGCGGGTATGGTAGTCGTCGTTATAAGCCGCATATTTATCGTTCTGAATTAGCCTAGACTCTACTGTGTATTGTATCTTGCCATCTTTTTCTTCCCACCAAATCATTGCTGGCATGTTCTCTTTGTTATATCTATCCGTTTCAAAACGGCTATCCACAAATCCCATGACATTACTATTCTTAGTGTATTTAGTTTTAAGCGGATAGCGACTCACTTGCACCTTACGAAAGTCCATGAGCAACTGTTTTAATACTGCGTCTTCTAAATCATCTAGGTTTTCTATCAACAGCATTGCACTCTCCTTTTATTAACACCTGTTAATCAATTACTTTCTTACTTTCATTGGTTACCCCTGACTCCACAGTTCTTACTACATATGGGTATTCCAAATCCCAACCATCATCGCCATATGTTGTTTCCTCTATGTCCTCAGTATTCTCACCAACCCTAGCAAAACGGCAACAGAAATCTCCGTCATAGTCTTCCGCCATGCACATCAACTCTGACATGGCACTCTCGGATTCGTCATACCACTTCCAATAATCCGCATGGAAATGTAGCAAGCCTTCGTCGTCGTAATACATATGCTCTAGTATTTCTTGGATTACTCTATCGTCTTTTAACCTAGCCAATGCTACAAACTTCTCAGGTTCTTTAACCTTCAAACAAAACGATACAACCGACCTATACCCCATCACTTTCTCCTTAGAACATACTTAGAATTTCATCAACCTTAGACTTCACATCAAGACGCACATCATCGTCTTTCCGTAAGTCATCAGCTCCGAGCCCTGAAAGCGCACTCTCCAACTTCTTTCTACATGCTTCTAGCTTAGGGTCTGAAGTTACATTCAATCGTGTAAGTAAATCGCACAACTGCACCGCATTACCCACCAATGAATCTCTAAACAACTGCTTCTCCTCGCCAGCTAACTTATCACTCATATGACTTAGACAATCATGCAACCGATTCCATGCGTCTGCCATAGCATCATTTAACTTGGTTTGGTAGAAACCCTGATACTGTTCCATCAACTCGTTTTTGTATGCTTCACCCACATCAATACGGAAGTCCCCCACATCAGGCACAGGTAAAAACACATACTTGAACTTGAACTTGTCCTTTAACAAACTGACATCGGGATATTCGCTGCCGTCAAAAAGATCACCTAATTGAAATGCGGCTGCGGACACAAGTGTTGGGTAATCAGCTAGGAACTCATCAACGGCTTCGTCATACTGTATCTGGTAATCACCTAGCGTCGCTTTATAGTCAAAGAAGTTTGGCATTGGTAACAAGCGACTGCCACCATCACTCCATGGCAAGGTCTGTTGGTAATGCCATGTCCTAATCTTATTGACCAGCTTGTTTAACTCATCGAGCTTTTGCGTGCCAGCCAATAATTTTTTATGATAGTTGCCAGCCCGAGCATGCGTGCCCTTGCTTGCATCAATCTCCTCGGACACTTTCTTGTCCATCTTGCGACCAGTCCACACCGAAATGTTTAGGTCTATCAACATGCTACTGTTTTGAATCATCGCACTCTCCTTATAAACACCTGTTAATAAATTACTGCACTCTTACTGTCTTACCTACCGCACTTACTACATCTGTTGTGATACCCCACAATGTCGGGCAATCCCAATCACCCCATTGAGATACATAGCCATCGGTTAAGATCACCGCACACTCGGGCTTGAGCTTATGAGCCTTGATATACCGAGGCATACATGCGGGGTCTGTGCCACCACCGCCTCTTGGTTTAGTAGATGAGAGTAGATTGTCTAGGTCGTCTTGGTCATAC